ATCTTCTTGAATGACAAGGATGACGGACTTGGCGACATTCGCTCTGTCCTAAAGGAAGAGATGGGTAAGCACCACGCTGAGCACATCAACCAAATGCTACTACAAGACGTAGACACACCAGCAGGTAACGACCTTGAATCACTTGACAGAGTAACTGCAGCAAGTACAATGGACAGTACAGGTACTGGACACGCTGCTGCCGGACCAACAGGAAACACAGCGCATGTAAGCGCTGCTTCTGACTTGGACATCTACAGCATTGACCGAGATGCAAACACTTGGTCCGATGCTGAAATTTCAGTTGCTTCAGATGCAGGTTTGACTGAGAGAACTCTATCACTTGACCATCTTGACGAAATGTTCCAAAAGATTTGGATTCGTGGTGGTAACCCGAAGGTTATGCTAACAGGATATGACACTCTAATGAGAATCCAGCAACTATTGCAGGCTCAACAGAGATTCATGGAAGAGAAGAGAGTTGTACCAACTTACAACGGTGTTAAGGGTGTACCGGGTGTTGAGGCAGGATTTATTGTCGCAACTTACAACGGTGTACCAATCATCCCATCTAAGGATGTAGCAAAAGACGGCATCAGCAGAATCTACATGCTTGACACCGACTACATGTACTACAGTACTGCGAAACCAACTCAATACTTTGAGTCCGGTATCGAAACTGGCGATCCATTCGCAATCAACAGACTAGGACAGGAAGGACTTTACCGCACAATGGGTGAAGTTTGGACTACTTTCTTCGGAGGTCAAGGTTCAATCCGTGACCTGAAGTGAGGTTCTATTGGAGAATTAATACAGGAGATGAAAAAATATGGCAGCATTAACACACAGAGGAATAACATATACACTAAGCAGTGCAGTTACACCAGTAATGAATCTTGACTTACAACTACAAGGTGGAGTAGACCAAGACGAAATAAGGTGGTTAGACGGAGCAGCAGGAGCAGCAAACGACTATCCGGGCAAACTAGATGGTTTCCAAGCAACTAACACAGATACAACTAATATCGGTGCAAGGAACCCACGAATGGTTTTGCTAACTTTGCCTTCAGGTGTAGCAGAAGCAAGCACTTTGACACTTTCAGGAGAAGTCAGTAAAATCGTATCATTCGTAGCACAAAGAGCAGATGCAACAGCAAACATAGCGATTGCTCACACTAGTGACCTAGTATTGACTTTCGACATGGAAGCAACTGCTGACGGTACTACTGATGACTTAACTGCAATGGAACTTTGGCTAGTATTGGCTTGAGGTGATTCAACTTGCCTACAGTGACATACATAGGTGCGGCGGTTTGGCGCAAGCGCCCCGATAACAAGGATTATTGGGAACGCAGAGTACCTGTAGAAGTTAGCCAAGAATGGCTAGACGCACACAGGGTCGCAATCTGCACTAACCCTACTGCTTTCAAAGTAGAGGGCGATGCAGCAATGGTGACAGACCAAGGTAACGATGGCATTCCTGACGCAGGCTGGACTAAGAAAGACATCAGCGATTGGCTCAAGGCACAGGGTGCAGAGTTCAGTGGTTACGCCACAAAGGCGAAACTACTCGGACTTGTGGAGGAAACACTAAATCCTCCGGCACCTGAGCCTGAGCCAGCAGTTGTCGAAGAGCCAGTGGCAGAAGAGGCAGTTGAACAATCAATTATAGGAGATGAAGAATAATGGCAGCAGGAAATACAGTAGATATTAGGACACATGTAATGGGCGATATGCTTATGATTACAGGAACTTTCACAGATGGCGGAATAGATGTTTCATACGATGGACTTCTTACAACTGTCTTTGCAGCAGGTGGACATGTAACAAGTGTACACAATACGGGAGTTTTGGTAAACGATGCAGGAAACATTGCAGTAGGTGCACCAAACATCACAGTTGATACAGTGGATGCACGATTAGCATTCAATGTAGGTGACACAGTTTACAACAGTGCAGGTGCAATAGTCGGTTTGGCTGAAGCAGTAACCAACACGAGAGTAACTCTTGAAACAGGAGTCGGTGCATTGACCGCTTTAAGCGATGACGATGCGTTGTACAAAAATGGCCCTTACCAAGTTGGCGTAACACTAAAAGACACAAACCTTGCAGTATCAATTGACGAAACTAACTTCAAAGTAGTATTTGGAAACGGTACTCTTGGTGCAGATGCAGCATCGACACAAGATGGTCGCTGGTGGATTCTAGGTCAGCGCTGATAGTGCTGATTACACAAACTTGTTTGGGTGATCGATAATGGGAAGTGCTAACTTAGCAGCCCTGAAGTCTAAGGTGGTAGGTCCACTATCACCGGCTGACTTTTCAGGTGCTACCGCAATACAGGCCGTAATCGATGCAGGCTTTGACGCAGTAACCGATGCTGATACCGCAGATACCATCGTTGGTATCGAAATGCTCAATGTCTTAGGAAATGCTTATTTGGTAATCATTTACAAGGCCTGAGTGGGATTGGCATGGAGTCACACAACACTCTTGGGTTTGACGACATCGAGCGCCTTCAGAAACGAGGAATACGGTTGGCCGAGTCCTACGGGGCTGGCACCGTATTCAATGAAGATAAGCCGCTTCAAGGTATAACCAAGAAGCAGCGCAATCGTAATAAGAAGGCCGGTGATGTCCTTAACATCGGGTCCGGCACCCGTTGCAAACACTGCGGTATGCTCTACTTCATGTGGGTAGACAAGTGCAGAACTTGCAATCGCCAAATGGAATACAACTTAGGACAGAAGGAGGAATGATTTCATGGGTGATGTTTTAGTCAAATCGAGAGCACAGGATGAAGCAGACAAGTTAGCATCCTCTCAAGATACTGAGCAGAGGACCGGCGAAGGGCGCAAATCAGCAGAGCGCCTAAGAGGAACCCCTAGTAAAGTCAAAGTTAAGCAGCCTGAAAGATTGGATGTTTCTGATAAACAAGGTATAGTTGGTGGTGAAGAAGCCGCCGAAGATTTAGGTATCGAGTTGCCTGATGATTTCTTTGATGAAAAGGAAGAAGGTGATGATGTTGCCCGTGATGAGTACGGGGAAGAGATTTCCCAAGACTACGCTACAAGCAAAAGAGAGGGGCAGCGTTTCCCAGTGCAAGGAAAAGACCCAGCATTCGGTGAAGAAACAGGTTTACCTGCACTCGATACCTCTATGTTTGAGGCGGAGAAGCCTGAGCCGGGTAAGTTCGCACAAGGTAAAGACCTGCGTACTAAGGAAGGTCAGTTAAACCAAATCATAGAAAGGGCAAAGTCCGACCCCGGATATCTTGAACAAATTGCCGAATTGAATGATGTTGATTTTGATTTGGCTATGACTAGACTTGGTAAGATAGAAGGTTTATCTGATGATGAATTGATTGCGGCCTTTGTACAAGGTATAAAGGATAAATCTTTGCCAAAGTTATCAACAGGTGCAATGGTCGGAGTAGAGGCTACCAAAGATATAAAGCGAAGGCGAAATGAATTGGCTAGTGGAGATCCTGACCGAAGTAAGTTCTCGCCTGAGCAAAGACAAGGTATGCCTGAAAAATTGACCGAAGGGCAAAAGGCCGCATTGATGTATAGGTATGCCAAAACGGATAACAGTGGCGAAAAGTTACAAAATAGAATAGACAAATTGACTAATCAATTAGAAGGCTTTTCTATAATGCCTGATACCGGAATTGCTCAACAAGCAATGGAGCACAGAAGAGATTCACAAAAGAGGCTTCGTCAAATAGACAAGCCTCGCATCCCTGAAGAACTAAGCAATTTCAAAAGTTACATGCAAAGTCTACCTCCTCCTCCTCAAGAGTTAGTCGACCAGTTGACAACTGTTGAACCATACAGTGAACTGAAAGGTATATTTGAAGAGGGTAGAAAAAAACTCGTAGAGGCTGGCTACTCTCCTGTAGGTAAACACATGGGTTATGGTGATATAGGTCCACTAAGAGATGACGAGAAAAAAATCTTTGAAGAAAAGTTTAAGCAGGCTAGGGCTGAACATGCTAAGACTCAATCTGAAAAAGATAAGTCGGACATGGTAGCCATTCAGTCTAAAATCCCTGAAATGGCTGAAGAGGACAAATCCTCTCCGGGTGCAGCATTTGGTCGCAAACAAAGAAAAACATTCAGAGGAGGTGCTGGTGGTGCAGGAGAAGTAACTCGTGAAGCACATGCTCCTAGATCTTTGTTTAGTTACATTTTTGATGAATTGAAGAATAATCGTGAGTCGGATTTATTCGCTTACGCTGATGAAACCGGACTTAAATTGTATAACATTCCTGAAGTTGTAGAGGCGTTTGCTCGCATAGGTGTAAGGCCACCTAAGCATAGGGAGTTATCTTTCAAAGACCGAAGTCAAATGGAAAAGGACTTCGCTAATATTGATGAAATGAATGAGGATAACCCTGAGCAGGCAGAAAAGGCAAAGCAACTTTATTTGCGCCGGTCAGGTATTGTCGAAAATGAAGAAGGTCAATTAGGCACCATGGAAGGTGGAGATGAGTTCCCTACATTAGAGGGCTTACGCCGAGGAGGAATGTTCCAACAAGGTGCTGCTTTTGGTAGAGGAGTTACTAGAGGCAAAAAAACAAGAAGTATGGACCAACCAACTATGAGAGTAGGGGTCAAAGATACAGAAGGTGCTAAAACCAAATACACTAAAGAGGCGCAGAACGCAGTTATTGCCGCTGTTGCAAATCACTTTACACAGAATCCTAAGTTGTTAGAAAGAGTTGGAGAAGGGAGCGATAGGTCTTATTTGCAAAGACTTGGTGCTAAGTTAGTACCAAACATTGAAAGTTTGGACCGAAAAGAAATCTCCGACCTAAGAATGGAGTTGGAAGAAGCAAAGGGTACATTAGCCGACCATCAGTCAAAAGAAAGAAGGAGAGAAGCGTTGCTTGGAGAAGCAGATGTCGCAGGTCGCTTGCAGGCAGACAAACTCCGTGAGCAACAACAAGCGGAAGATTTGATTGAAAGAAAGGCAAGATCGTTAGCAAAGTACTACTCAAATACTCAATTACAAAGCAAGTTCTTGGACCAGCAACAGGACTTGAGGCAAAGAAAATCTGAACTAAATAATAGAGTTAGGGGTCTTGAAAGAGATGTCGAGATGGGTTCAAATCAGTTTGGTCGTGGTGCCTTGACAGCACCTCAGTTAGAGGCTAAAAGAAGAGAACTAGAAGATGCTCGTACACAACTCAACAGGTTAGAACAGGTCGAGAGCCAACTTGCTGATGAAGATTTTAGAAGCATGGAAGAAGAAAGGCTACTAGATAAAATGCGCAATGTGCTAAGAATGCACTTAGATATGGCTTACGACCAACAAGCCGCTGCACAAAAAGAAATAGAAGCGGGTACTCCAATATCTCAAAGAACCACTGCTCAGGTCGAACAACCAACTCCTTCTGCTCAAAAAATAGGCAACATCCAAAGGCCAGTTGAAGGGTCTCGTGGCGGTATCACAATGGTTGATGACTTGGAAGGTATGCAGCGCCAATTAGATGCTGCAAAAGAATTAGGTGATGATGAAAAGGCTGCTGAAATATTTAGCCAAATGCAAAACCTAAGACGCTTACCTAAGCATGGTGCTGATGCAGATGCCACAGAAGATTATATTCATGTTTCACAAAGTCCTGCAGGTACAGATGTTATAGAAACCAAGCAGAGAAAGAAAGGAACTCCGACTAAAACTAAATTGCAAGGTCTAAGAATGGACAGAAGAATTGGCCTTGATGACATGCTCAATAGAGTTGTAAATAAACTGATTGACGAACATGAAGCAAAGGTCAAGATTAATCAAAAAAGTTTACTTGACGAAGGTGCAAGCGATGAAAAGAGTATGAGTGAGGTAGAGTACCGTAAACAGGCTCAGAAAATGATAAGTTCTATCTTAGATAGAGATAGCGATATAGGCAGAGATATGGATGCCGCTGACGCAGAGTTTAGGGAAAAGCAAGGCATTTCACAACAATCGCAAGAGCATATGCTCAGACCTAAGCCTATGGCAGTTGCTCAGGAAGGTATTGGCATGTCATCTGCAAGCACTTCCGCCCCTGAAGGTCAAAGAAGAGAAGATAAACAACTTGCAGAGAGAACCGTATTCCAAGATACTGAGCCTTCTTGGTTAAAGCGTGTAAAGGAACAGCAACTTCAACGGGACCTTATTCAGGAAAATATGAGGACAGGTGATGCACAACCACCGGCACCTCCAGTGCCTCCTCAACCTGAGATGCCAGCAGCACCTGAGATGCCAGCAGCACCTGCTGAAATGCCTCCTCAACCTGAGATGCCAGCAGCACCTGCTGAAATGCCTCCTCAACCTGAGATGCCTCCTGAGCCTCCTCAAATGCCACCATCAGTATTCTCAGAGCAACCTGAGCCACCATCTCCATTGCCACCTGCAGCAGCAGAAGGAAGAGGGGCAGCAGTATTACCTACTGAAGGTGGGCTGAACTTTGGAGGAGGGGGAGCGTTACCTTCACCCGGTACCAAAGCAACTGCAACTCCAACAGCGGCAATTGATGAAAGCCTTATGACTGAACAAGAAAAAGCAATAGTTGGAAGTCCTGACTTTGCACAAATGCCACTTGAACAGCGCCAAGACTTTTTGCGCCAACTTCAACAAAAAATAGAAACAAGAAAATCCGAGGCAATGCGTCCATTCGACGCTACAGTTGGCGATGATTTACTAAAGAGTATCAAAGACCGATTTTGGCGGCAGGGTTATTGAAGAGTTATAGCGTGGCTTTGGTGAGGGGAATGGAAAATGCCGATTATATTTTCACCCGGTGAGGCTGAAACACGACCTCTCGATCCTGACGCAATCGTATACACTACTGCTCAAAAGGTTGCAGATTTACTTGGCATTGGCCCTCAAGAAGCAGTACTAATGTCTGCTAACGCAGAAGCAAACGCAGTGTTTGTTACTGGTGGCGATTACAGGAACACTGGGTTTTCAGTGGACGATACTATACTAATCTACAGTGATGCTGACCCTATGGGTTTGGAGCGTGTAATTACAGCGATAACTACATCTGCTAGCGGTGTCAAATTAGCATTCTCATCGGCTATCAATCCGGGTCTTTACGAAACTGGTGACAATGGCTATGTTCAAAATCAAGCATCATTTACCAATGGTAAGGCTCGTGGAATGACAAGAGCAACCGTTGAAGAGTTCATTAAGCGCACCCAAGATCGCATTGATAGTGAAGCGCACAATGCTTGGCGACCTACGATGGTTCACGCTGAGTACATCAATTTCGATACCTACAAGCCTTACCGCCGCCGGTACTATACAGACTATGTTGGTACATCTCCCCTCCTTTTCAGAAATGTACAGCAGGTTCTGAGGCTTGAAGTATGGCAGGGTGACGACTACAGGGATTTGTGTGGTTCTGAGGCTAGACTTGAGATAGTAGATGAGGCTGGTTTGAAAAATGACTCTATTTGTATAGGTATGGCAAACGGTAGTGTCGCTACCCTTGCTGAACACAACGGTGACAATTCAACAAGTAAATGGAGAGCAGACTTCGATAAAGTAAGCGCTGCTCAGAACTTGGCAGATTTAATCAACAAGGAGGACAGGGTAAACAAATCATCTGTAGAGTTTAGTCCAGCCTTTACATTAGAAGGTTCAACTAGTAACATAGCAGTTCACAATGAGATACTTGCTACAGCAAACTCTGACTATGGTAATGGCAAAGTCAAGATTACAAGTCTGCGCCAAACTAAAGGCGGAGAAACAGTTAGCGTTGCCTCTACAGACTTGACAAACCTAACTATATCTCAAGTTACTGAAGCAAGTACAACTTCTGTCAATGTTTCTAGTACCACTGTAAATGTAGCATCTACTAGCGGTTTCGCTAATGGTGGTGTATTAATGGTAGGCTCAGGTACATCGGTTGCCATTCTAAGATACACTGGTAAGACTGATACTTCGTTTACTGGTTGTGTCGATGTGATAGGCACTCCGTTGACTACATTAAACACTGGTGGCACTACTGTTTTCCAAAGACTACTTCAATCCGACATCGGAGCATTCTCTGACTTAGGAGGTGACCAAGGTCGTTTGAAAGACTGGTGGATTGACTACGAAATGGGTATCATTTACTTTAACAACTCTTATCCGTACTTTGAATGGAACGCCATCAAAGTCGCTTATATCTATG